TGAGGGATGGCAGTATTAAATTTTCTTTAATGTGCCATCCCTAGACCATACTTGGAAGTCTAAGAATGACACCATCGTTTTGCTGAACGTTTCATGTCATTTCCTTTATGTTTAAATTTTTATTATACAACCTTTTGCAGTAGTTGTCAACTGTTTTTTTGGTCCCGACTCTTGGTTTTGATCCAAGCCCTCGTGCTCTTCAGGCACACGCTTCCACCAGGTTAGCTTAGTCGGGGGTAATGTCAAACAGGTACTTGGTGCGTCCCGAGAGGTGCGAACTCCCGACCCCCGGCTTCGTAAACCAGTGCTCTAATCCAGCTGAGCTAGGGACGCATTAAATTTGGAGTAGGTGACAGGAGTTGAACCTGCATAAAACGGAGTTGCAAACCGCGGCCTAACCATTCGGCGACACACCTACATAGAACTGGCATCCCCCCAAGGACTCGAACCTTGACTGACGGTTTTGGAGACCGCGGTGCTGCCATTACACCAGAGGGATATATTTGGCGGAAAAAGGAGGAATTGAACCCCGGCCAGCTGTGCCAACCGCCTGTTTTCCAAACAGGTGTAGGAACCATCCTACTGCATCTTCCAATGGTACCCTGAGTCGGACTCGAACCGACACGATTCTCCTTTTGAGAGAGACGCCTCATACCAATTGGGCTATCAGGGCATTGTTAAATTTTACCGATTTCGTTGATCAAGTCTTCAATTTTAAAAAACACTGCATCTGCAAACAGATACATGACATCCCAACGATCGGGCATGTTTCCGTCTAGATCAAACAAGATATAGCTTTTCTTTCCTTTGCCTACACAGTAGCCAAGTTCCAGATGCCCGGACTTGCCTGCAGGTAATGCCAGGATAGCAATATCACAGCGATCTAAATGATACTTGTCAAATTCATAAACATGATTGGCAGCATAACCTTTGAGTGCTTGCTTGAAGTTGTGACCACGTTCTTGTTCATACTTTTGCCAATAGTCATCAGCTTCGGGTCCTGCAGCAAACCAATCATCAAACACATCGTGCCCCGACTCGCGTAGACGAGCAGCAATTTTTGAGATGCTGGGATTGCGCAATGACCCAATTAAGTAAATACTTGCCATATTTAATGTCCTTAAAATATCTAACGATATTAACATTATTACTGGCCTAGGTCAACGAATTTTTCTTTCGTTTGGGGTGAAAGCGGGAATCGAACCCTGTCTAACTGTTTCACAGACAGTTGTGCAACCACTACACTACTAACACCATAAACTGGCAGGGGTAATCAGATTCGAACTGATGATACTAATTTCAAAGACTAGTGCTTTAGACCAAACTAAGCTATACCCCAACAAAAAACAGGATGCATTTTGTTTTCACCAAAAGAAAAGTTTTTAACTTTGCTGTTAGCATCCTAAAACTGGCTCTCCTACGTGGGTTCAAACCACGGACAGTTTGATCAACAGTCAAACGCTCTACCGGCTGAGCTATAGGAGAATAAAATTTGGTAGCCACGGACAATTTTGAAATGTCGACCTATCGCTTATCAAGCGAGTGCTCTTCCTCTGAGCTACGCGGCTATGTTGGTTGGTGCCCCATGACAGAATCGAACTGCCGTAGCCTGATTACAAAACAGGTGTAATACCATTATACTAATAGGGCAAATATGGCGCCGTGGACGAGAATCGAACCCACCTGGTATTGATAGACAATCAATTGCCCTCCCCGAGGACTATAACGGCTTATTTCTATGTTTTTTTCCTGAAAATGTCTCAGTTTGACTGTGACAATTAGGACATAACAATCTTAAATTTGATGGTAAATTATTTTTGTTATCACCATCTATATGGTCAACCTGGAGTGACAAATAATTCTTATTCCAAGTTGACAAAATTCCACACGAATCACATTGCTCTCCGTGTTGAATAATTAATTGTTTCTTTAATGCTCCTCTAGTTGTTATCTTACCTTCAAAAAATAATTTTTTATTTCTTGCGGCGACTGTTACTTTTCTGATAGCAATTCTAGAAGCTACACTATCCACATGCTCTTGTCTCCATATAGGATTTTTAGCAATGCTTTTTTTAAGACTGTTGCTCTTTTTCTGTTTGTCATCATCTGACCAAACCCTAGAGTTAGCACATTTTCTAGAACAAAAAGTTCCTGATTTTTCGTGTGATGTTCCGCACTTCGGACATATTTTCATAATTGAACCCTTTAAAATACACATGTATTTATCATAGTTCCACTAAATCAGTGCATTACCAGTCTGCTACCACGGCAAAAATTGGCACTCAGTACGGGAATCGAACCCGTCTTTACAACTTGAAAGGCTGTCGTCCTTACCGATAGACGAACTGAGTATAACAGGATGCTTATTTTTCAATTAAAAGTTGAATTTTTGAATTTGCTGTTCGCATCCTAAACTTGGTGGAGACCGAGGGAGTTGAACCCTTCTAGACAAGATTCTTGCAAGGAATCCCCGTAGCCCGCTACTGCCCCCGAATACTGGTGGAGTGTGATGGAATTGAACCACTTGGCGCCACCCTGCTTATTGTGCCTATCGGGTTACAGCCGACAACAGGGAACACACTCCATTAACACACTGTTTCCAATGTGTGTATTAAAGCACTCTTCATGGATGAACCCATATAAGCGAGAATGCTTTAATACGCTGTAATCTTTTGTTCTACATAAAGAACTCCATCCTACAGGCCGCCCGTTTACTAGATGTTTTGAGTGCCTAGCCGGGACCTCGTTTCCCGTATCTTCACACTTTGCGATCATCAATCACCCTTGAGCAATCTCCTGCTTGGTTACAGCTCGGTAATATTGCAATGCACGTTCAAACTTTTCCCAGATCAATTGCTTGAGCTGTTGTTCAGTTAGTGTATGCTTGGCAATCCACTCTGCTTGTTTAATCTTTTTATCTGCCATTTATCCTTTCCAAAAACAAAAAACCCTAGGGTTTTTAATCCTAGGGTTCCTAAAGTTCTAAAATGTTAAGTTTTTACTTAATCATTCCTCTTCTCTTGGAACCCTGAGCTAAAATAGCCCTCCGGTGTGCGATCACTATTGATGGACAGGCTATTAATCGCTAACCATGAGCCGTGCATCTGCACGCCACATTTGGCTATCGTATTAAGCTGATGTCTAATAGTTGATTGCATTTTGTTTCTCTTTTAAACCTTTGTTTACATACACAGCCCTATGCTGTCTATGTGTTAATTATACATTTATTTAGTCCTGTTGTCAACCACTAATTTAGTTTTTTGACAACTTTCTTAGCTGCTACACCCGACAGGTGTTTTACAACTTGTTTCTATTGTAGCAGTGCTTGACGTTGTTGTCAACCTGTTTCTTGCCACTTGTAAATTTATTTATGCCTGTCAAACAGAACTATTTGCAAATGATGCAAAATAAGTTTGTCTACAAAAAATTAACTTACTTGACTGTATAGTATAGCAGATCCTAGATGTTGTCAACCATACAGTTGTATTTTTACAACAGTCACTTGGCCCATTTTAGTAAAAATATTGTTACATAACTTTCTTTCAAAAAGAAAATATGCCCGGGCCAGTAGTTTTCACTCACACGCCAGGTGTCTACAGGGAACGTGTCCTCGCACCAGATGCGTATTGTATGTAGTTCTTTTTTATTGTACAAGTCAATTGGATATTTGTAAGGCAGTATCACTCGTTTGTTACCATAGTCAACTATCAATGCATCTTTGGGTACTTTGACTTTTGGTTTTTTTGTTTTAGGTTTCTTCACGATATCCAACGCAATGCAAAATATGTGCTGTATTCTTCTTTGTAAAAAGTAAAAAGAGTAGTCTTGGGTTTCTCGCCAATCATAGGATCCCATCGACCAGGATCAAACGAAAAGTCAAAATCTTTGCCGGGCCGCCACCCAATCTCTTTCATTTCGTTCACAATTTCAATTATTTCGTTGGCGCTTTTACCGTATACAACAACAGGGGTCATAACCATCTTAATGTAAATAATGTTAGTTGTTCGGCTGCTTCAAACTCCACTGTCATTCCAGTAACAGTACCACCGTTTGACTTGCACCATTCGTCTAATTCGTCCTGGTGGGTGGCCCAGAACGCAAAATCTGTCAGCACAATTAGTATGTCCAGACGATCGAGTAGTTCAAAGTCTACCTGTATAAATTTATTCTTTTTCCAGGTGTCAAAAATGTCTTTGGTCATGACCACCTCAATATAAACATTGTAAGATCTTTTTCGTAGCAAAACCAAAATTTTGCATTGTTAGCATACCACCGCATATTAGGTGTCCAAACTCCGTCTACTGCACTGGGACCAAAAGTATTAACCATCCACTCCATCATTTCATTCCACTTAGATCCGTTGTTGGGATGCACTGTTAAATATCGATCACCATGCACAGTACCCTGACTTAATGTCAAGCTGACGGTATCATTGACTCCTAGTTTGTCCCGAGTCATTGCACGTTTTTTAATCATGATTGCAGCTCAGACCTCAAAGGTTAGATCATGAATGAATCCACTGGTGTCCTCATGTCTGAGATATCCTCTTGGATTGGACAACACGCGAGTGCCGCCAATTTGGTAATCAACTGGATCATGCATATGGCCGTGTACCCAGACTCGAATGTTTTCGTTATCAAGTATGAATTCACTCAGATCGCTGGCATAAGCACCGTTCATGGTGGTATCGTTTATATACTTTTCATTAACACTGGCAAAACTAGGAGCCATGTGTGTAATAACCACAAAAGGGGTATCTCGTCGCTCTGCCAACATCAACTTGAAGTATTCCTTAGTACCACGATGAGCTGACACTGTGGCGTCCGGTGTCAACTTGTGATACAAACTCCTGGTGGGATAGAAATTCTGAATAGTACGATAGTCGTTCATAAAATCCTTTACTGTAAACACAGTGATAGGATCGCCTCGGTTCAAATCAGTCCACAATGTAGCACCCATAAAAACAACACCTTCATATTCTACAATTTCGTTTTCTAATAAAGTGACATTGTCAGGCAGCATGTCTTTTAATTGTGAGTAGGTCTTGTCAAACCGACCGTGATAATGTTCGTGATTGCCCATGACCATAAACACTTTTTTGTATTTGGCACACTCATGGTAGAAAAAGTCATAGGCATTCAACATGCCCGGAGCATAAGGCAGTATCTTGGTGCTATGGAATTGCTTACTCAGTGTACGTGCTTCGCAGATATCACCTGCTAGAATTAGTACATCGCCTCCGGGCATCTCCTGGTAGCCAAACTCCAGGTGTAAATCTGATACAAGGGAAATTTTCATGATGGTGTGTGTTAAGTTATTTTGATAGAGTCTTTTTTAGCTCTGTCACTGTATAATTTATGACCTCGTTCTCGAATCAAGTCTGCTGTTTCTTGTGGATAGTTGCTCCACTGCTCTCTCCAAAACTTTTCATCTAGACCAGTATCGCAAGCCACGGAATAGATTTCATAATGTCGATGTGTATTGTATCTGGCACGAAGTAGCAGTCCCTGCACAATATTGTTTAAAGGATTTCTAACAGGGTCCTGCCCACCAATCAGGCGCAGTAAATTTTCTTGTTCTAAATTTTCGTATTCAGAAATAGAAATTATACTTTCAATACCAAGTTGGTCCCAACTGAAAATAAAAGTGTTGCTGGTCATAGCTGTATTATAAACGAAAAAAGGTTGCCTGTCAAGCAACCTTTAAAGTAGCGGAACTTAAGAATTAAGCAACAAATACTTGTGCACGGCTACCAGTGATGTCACGTGCGCTGACTGAATAAGTGGTGCGACCTTCTGTGTTCTTGGCCAGCTTGACCTTTAGACCAGCTTGGCGAAGCTCTGTCATACGAGCACGGATATTCTTGATACCGTAAGTTGCAGATGCCTGTTTGGCGCTGATAGCTTTTCCGGTGCCACGCAGGTGTGATTCCAAAAACTGATTCTGTGTGGTTGATAGTGTAACAAATGACATAAATTTTTCCTTTAATGTTTGTGCTAACAGTGTTAGCATATGACTATTGTATACTGTTGTTGTCAACATTGCAATAGTCAATTTTGCCGTTTATCAGTTGACGTTTTTCAAAATACGAATAAGTCGGGTTCGCCATAGCATTGCAGAATCTTCGTCATCAAATTGAGGACTCAACTCCAGATCATGATTTGATTTTTCTACCCAGATCCAGCAGTCTGCATATTCATCATAGATCAAAATCATAGATCAAAATTGTCACTCTCTGTAACAACTACCCACCCTAACTTGTGTAAGTCTGTGGCAATTTCTTCAGTGACTTGACCTTCTGGCACATACTTTTTTCTGGCCAGATCTGCTTCATTGTCATCCACATCATATCCACCCAGACCGCCAATGCCACTACAGTACCAATCGATGTAATCACCTGCTTCACGCATGTCGGCGATTATACCGCCTGCATAGCGCCAACTGCAATGCCATTTTTTATCAGTGAGTATTGGCCACATTTCTAATCTTTGGAAATCATTGTTGCATAGGGAGGCATAGAGGTTTTGTGCATATGAGTCACTGGATCGTGTTTTTTCTAAGATCCACTCTGTACTGCGTAGATCATATTCTAAGTTATCTTTTTGCCATTCAGGATCAACTATACGTTCTGCGTCCTGCTGACGTGCAGATTTATATACATCGAGATAATCCTCTCTAGGTTCTGTACCTTCTTCTTCACAGCGTTTAACATAGTTGTCCGCTTGGAAGGTATGTCGGTTGGGACTTTTTGAAATGGACATGAAATATTTATAATGTATCTTGTTACAGAATTAATTTTTTGTGAGTGTCCACGATCCGTTTTCGTTCTCTGTCCATTCCAATGTGTCACCGATGACCCATCCTTGCGATTCCATCAGCTCGGTGGGCAGGGGCATAATCAGGTCACCAGTTTCAGGGTCTTGTTCAAGTGTGCAGGACCAAGACGATTCACCAATTTTCACTGGCTCGTTGGTGATACTGGGGTCAATTTGATTTTTGGTCATGATAGTTTACTCACTCTTACTACATTTAGAACTCGAAAACTTCTCCACTCTTTTTTGTCTGTGCACCAAACGCTGAGAGTTTCATCTCGTTTTTCTTTTTTAATTTTGCCTTCTTTGACTTCAACTTGAGGTAGATACTGCTCATCGAGTGTGCAGGGCATGGTTCGCATCTCTCCGTCTAATTTGGCAAAAGTAACTTCAAATATGCCGGTTGACAGCAACCGGCGAAGCCATGTATTTTGCTCTTGGGTATTCATTTCAGGTATGTCGATCATCGTTTAAGTTCTTTCATAACAAGTTGTTTGGCTCGCTCATCGAGCATTTCATTTTCGGCCGCCAGCATTGGACACGCATACAATTCAATCAACTCCAATACTGCTTTGCGGCCCGCTTCAGTCAATTGACTGTAACTTGGCCCTACATCACTGTGGTAATAAAATTTTGAATTACCCAATGTTGCCAATAGGCCGGCATACACAGCACCACCAATAACTTCGTGATTCATGTTAGATTTTTTCACCTGGTTCAAAACCACGGAATCGAAGGAATCGAGGAAATCTTAAACTATAAGTACCGTCCTGATTTTGTGTAATAGCATCTGCTCTTACTTCTACTACCTGACCAGGTAAAGTATCCCTTGATGTAAAATAACTATCGCGGTCACTGTCACTAAAACCTGAACCCACATTGACCTTGATCTCTTTGCCATCGTCCACTCCTTCGCATACAAATGCGCCTAATTTACCTTTGTTACGTCCTGTACCTTCTTCTACTTCAACAATACTAAGGCTTACTTCAATAAATGGTTTGAGTTTCATCCAGGCTATGGTACGTTTACACACATAGCCGGCAGCCGGATCTTTGAGCATGATACCTTCATACCCGCCTGCAATGGCCATGGCGTTGATTTCTCTGTAACGTGTCTGACCTGCCACAGTGTCCAGGTCAACTAGCTCTTGTGCTACTACAGTGGCATTGGGCAACTCGGTTTCGTGTGCAGTGAACCAAGTCTTGAGCCATTCACTACGTTGTTCTTGTGTAGTAGATGTTTTACCTGATTCAAATTGGGCTAGTGGCACAGCGTCAAACAGATTCAGCACAGCATCATTTGCCTTGGCACTGCTCTTGCGATGAATTTGTTTCATTAAGTCTTGGAATGTCCCTGACATAATTTCACCGTCTAGCACCATGGGCTCAGTAAAGGAATGTGCAATTTTTGCAAGTTGTTGTTTCACATGAGGAAAGTTTACCAGCTCTTTGCCGTTGCGACTAAACTGATCAACCCGACCATCTGGATAAACAATAGTGATAACACGGACGCCGTCCAGTTTGACTTCGATGATTTTTTTGCCTGCAACTTTAGACTCATGATTAGCACTATCGTGAGCAAGCTGGCAACTGAAAACAGGAATAGTGTAATGTGATGCATTTTTGGCTACTACCTTGTTGACAGTATTTTCACTGAAGCCGGCCCGCATATCTTTGATAAGGATACGTCGATACCAGCCGTTCCATTCGGCTGCGGTGGCCTGTGCCATTAAACGGTTGACGGCATCCCGTGCAGAGTTACCGGTGACTGTACGATTACAAAAACCATTAACAGTAGAAACAAAAGTATTCCAATCGAGGCCAGGGCCATCTTCATTATTTTTCTCCGGTATTTGTTTTAGGCCAAACGTGACCATTGCGTTGAATGCCAGGTTCAATCCGGCAAACAATTCGTCATTGCCAAACCCAGCCTGCGCTTCAAGTATCTGTTCTTTGTTCAAGCGACTTGGGTGCATTTCCAAATCACCGATCACTCGCCAAGGCTGATCCATTATGATTTGCCCACGCTAGATTTAAACAGGAAGCCGCACAGTACAGTCAGCCCCCAGGCCTGCAACCAAGTGACTTGAGACACACCTGCAACAGCATCCACCAAGCAACCATTCCAAAGCATATACACAGGCCAGCTCAATAGAAAACTAAGAGCCAGCACACCTACAATAACAGTAACGATTGTACCAACAAGAATTGTGATTTTTTCCATAATTTTTCCTTAGTATGCGTGAGTGTTTATTATACTACTGTTTACTGATCTTGTCAAGTAGAGCCTTGGCCGCCAATGGCTCTACGATGCCATCATAGCATTGCTCAATTGCTGCCATCTTCATCAGTTCTACGATGGAGTTGGCTTCCTTGCGTAAGGTGTAGTTGGGCAAGCTCTTGATGAATGTTTTAACAGCGTCGCCGGAGGGGCAAGCCCAGATAATATCTGCTAAAATCATCTGACGTGGGGTAAGACATTCGAGTGTAAATTCAACTGACATAGTATTCTCCTGATCAGGCAATTGCGTTGCGTTTTTCTTCCATCATCTCGGACAAGATGAATTTGGCAATGTTCATGTGTTTACGAACATATTCAACTGAACCAGGGCCAGTACCCATGGCCATCATTTCCTGGCAGTCAGACATGATGCCCATGACAACCATTTCTAATCCAGAAACTTTGGCAGTGATACTGGCCATGTATTGGTCACGGATATCTTGTTCTGTGATGCCATAACACTTGGCTTCAAATTCTGTCATGTTGCACTGTTGGGTCATGAATTTTGCTACTGTCATTTTAGTTCCTTATTAAACAAAGTATATTATAACTGAAAAAGGGAAAAAGGTCAAGCTCAATGTGAGTTCAATGCTGGTGAGCATTCACGGATAATTTCACGCTCACGTACATGAGCCGGCTTACGACCGCGCACTGTTTCCAGTACACCGTATGTGAATGCTTCAGTACCAAAAGTTCGGATGTTTTCGCAAAGTGCCCAGTCCTTGTTTTCAGTCAGTGCACGGCGAACGTGCTTTTGAATACGAACTTTGAGTGCCTGCTTGATCTTTTGGCCGCAAACTGTAATACCAACGTACTGCTCGGTGGTCAGTACGTTGGTAATAACGTACACCACATGAGTAGTGTCTTGTCTGCGTTTACGGGATACTGTTTTGCTGTTCATGTATGTATTATAGCGCAATTCGGTCAGGGTGTCAACCAAAATAAATGTGGCATTTTTGCCACATTTATGTCTATTTTTTTCAGCAAAATTTGTGGCAAAAATGCCACATTCTAGTGTAAAGTAGTACTGGAATGACTTATAAGATCCCCGTTAGTAATCCCAAATATTTTTAGAATCTTTTGTATATTTTTAGGAGGTTCACCCAGCATTTCAGTGGGTCCAAATACCGTTTTTAAATTACCTTCGCTGTCAACCAGGAAACCATAATCCTCTTCACCAATTTCAAATTCAATGTCTGATTCGTTATCTTTATTTTCATCAATTAATGTTGACATGCTAACTCCTTGGTATTTTAATTATTTAAGGTAGATGTTATATAATGTTATCTCATCAGTTAATGTTTTTATTTAAATAAAATCAAACTCATGATAACAGTTTGAGCAACAAAGCCTAAACAAATTGTAGCAATATAAAGAGAATTGCGTTCAATAAGGCTCTTGAAGAACATGGTAATTAATCCAGCCCAGATAAACAAAACCATGTCAACCGGCGGTAACGTATCCGATTTATTCATTAATACTGCCATCAAGGTTGGAATACTAGACAAATGCAATAGTATAATAGTCAACCATCCAAGAGTGTGTGCACTGATTTTGCCTAGATGATTAGTTAAAAAATACCATATCTGTGAAGGGATTTTTTTGGTCGATTCGATGATTTGATTAAACATGTTAATATTCCTTATTGATTATTGATAAAAGATATGACGACCAACTTGTGCGATTCGGACCTTATTCCATTTTGGATTGATATAATCAGCATGATAGTACAGAGCCTTGGACAACCCGGGTAATCTAAAATTCTCAAGTAGAACTTTTTTAGCCACTGTCATTGATTCTTCGTACACTGACTTATTCAGTGGTTTACTGGCAGTTTCCCTATCGCAGTACCAACTGAATTGACATACTATCTTTTCATAAAAGATATTCTTTTGATAAATCACTTGACAAATGTCAGATGGGAACATTCCACTTTCTACTCGATTTAATGTAACCTGTGCCACTGCCACTTTGCCTTCGAACGGTTCGTTACCTGCTTCGTGGTAAATGTTCTTGGCCAAACATGCCAGTTGTTTTTCTCTTACCTGTGCGGTAATTTGACTTTGCTCCATTGGTATAAATTGCTTGAATTTATTGGATAATGTCCATTCCAACAATGCCCCACTACCCATTAATCCAAATGCCATTAATACAATAGCAATTGCTGTGGCAAAGAACTTTGGAACCTGGTCCAGTTCCGGTTGAACGTCAATCATAAT